CCGCCTTTAGTTGTTACTAATAAAGATGCAGTTGAATTTGTTGCACTAAATCCATGTGTTTGCGTTCCTGCGTTGATAGCTGCGGCAAGTGCTGCGGCTGCGGTTGTAGTGCTTACAACATCAGCAGCTACCATTGTGTAAGTTGATAAAACTGTTTCAATGCCTAATATTCCTGTATAGGTAATTGCAACAGTATCACCAACGGCGGGAGTTCCACCGATAACAACTTTTGCTACCGCTTTAGTTTCGCCTAAATGTGTGTTGGTGATGCCTAATGTTTCAGCATCGGAAACCGAAAATATTTTTTTTATGCGGTCACTTGAAGTGAACCCGCTCGGTAAAGTTGCGCCTGTTGCGTAGTAATGTAGATGTGCGCTGATGTAATCTGTGCCATCTAACGCGCGGCCTAAACCACTTGTTGATTTTACGAAGTTTATATTTGGTAATGCCATTTATTTATTGGTATTAAAAAAGGCCTACCTACATTATAGCGGGTAGGCCTCTTTAGTTTATTATTTATTTAATTAAGATACCCAAGTTTGAACCAATGCTGCAACACCTTTCATATCAGCTCTTAAAACTGCAGAACCTAACATTACTTCCATGTTGAAGATTGAACCTAAATATTCAGGCTTACCGTTACCGTTTGAACCACTATCATACAATGGTGTCATGCTACCTAATGCACGTGCAACAGTTGTTGAATGGAAAGCGATGCAAGCAAGGTTATCAGTTGTTGCAGTTGCAGCACCGAAAGCCTTTGGTGTAGTTACGGTATTTGCGAATACTGATACCACTGGGCGCATCATGATTTCAAATCCGTAAAGCATTGCAACGATACCGTTAGCTAATACGTTTGGTTGGTTTTGGAAACCATTATAAGATGCACGAATTACATCACTGATTTGGAATAACTCCCAAAACATATCAGTACTCATTAACAACTTTCTATTTTGACGTGGAACATTGTCTTTATCTAACTTGTTTGCTAATGAAGCAATGTCAGCAAGTGTTACCGCCTTACGTGTACCAGTTGCGCCTGGTGCTAATGATGTTGCAACGGCTGAACCTGTTGTGCTTACGATGTTAGCTGCGCCTGTTGCAGTCCAAGAAATAGCAACCTCATCACCGATACGTTGTGTAAGTGTGCTGATTTGTTGACCTAAAACTGATTGACGCTTGTCATAGCTGATTTGTAACTCATCCAAGTTGGTAATCAAAATCGGCTCTAAAGCGAATTGATTAAGTGAATAAGTGCGGTCTGTATCCGTTCTTTCGTTGATTGAAAGTGGGAATGTTGCAGGATTCTTAACCACAGTTGGGTTAGAACCTGATTGTGGAACGTGAACTGTGCCGAATGCGATGTACGCTGAATGATCTACTGAATAAGGTAGGAAGTCAGCGTTTCTGTTTAACGCTTCTTGAACATCCGATACCCAAATTTCTTTTATTAATGCCATTTTATTTTAGTTGTTTTTTAGTTTATAATTAATCTATTTGAATTTTTGCGCCACATGGTAAAAAGATAGTTCCATCATACCAAAATGATTGACACCATGTTTTACCTGCTACACCAGTAACTGTTGGGGCATCAATGCCTGTTCCAAAAGTAAAGGTTTCAGCTGCGTTTGTTTTTACTTTTAAATGCAATGCTGCTCCTGCCTTTAATTCGCTTGAAAGAGTTAAGTCAAGCGTTGCGTTACCTGTTAAAGTAGTTAATGCAGAAACTATTGTTTCATTATTACTAATTGTTGCTGCTGTTGTTCCTGTTGCAGTAATGGTTAATGTACCTGCTGCACCAAAGGGGTTGTTGATTGTTGCCATTATTTTTTATTTGTTTTTGTTGGTTTTGTTTCTTCTTCTGTTTCTCTAACTTTAACGATGTAAGCCATATTGGTTGACTGCGCGTAACTTGCTGCCTCACTGTGTTTGATGAAGCAATTGCCATCTTCAAAACAATATAGCATATTAACAGTTGGGTTTGCGTTCCAAATTGCTTCCATGATTAAAATCTTTTATCGGTTGCAGGGTTGTAGTTGTTGCTCAAATTACTTGGCAACTTGCTGATTAATGCTTCAAAACTTGCTGCATCATTTGCTCTCATTTCTGCTAAACCTTGTGGGTCGTTTTTTGACCAATCATTAAAAGTCCAAGACTCACGACCTGCAACTGCTGCTGGCACGTTTGCTTTGTTTTCAAATATCGGTGTGTATGCAGGTGTAAGCTTGCTAAACACATCTTTCAAATCAGCATTTGACTTGTTAGAAGTTAAATAGATTTCTTTGCTTGCATCGGCAATTTTACCCTCTTTTACTGCATTCTCTACAAGTTCAACTTTCGCTGCTTGTATTGTTGCATCGTTAGCATCTTTCAACGCTTGTAATTCATTGCTTTGTGCCTCAATACTTGCCTCTAATTCAGCAATCTTTGCATCTTTAGCGTTAACCGCTTCAATGATTGATTCTTCTGAAGCCTCGTTTGATAGCTTTAATAAATCAGTTAATTTATTCATTTTGGTTTCTGTTTTGATTATTACTTTATTATAGATAGCGTGTAACTCGCGCACATTTGCGTTCATTGTCGGCTTCATTTTCTTTGTTTCTATGATTTCATCAACAATGCCTAAATTCATACACTCATCGGCAGTCATCCACGTTTCTTTGCTCATCAAATCTTTGCACTTGTCTAATGTTAGATTTGTATTGCGCTCGAATATTTTTGCTAATGAATTTGTGATTAAATTCAACACTTCTTCATCACTTCCACCGTTTGCGTTGTGCATCATAAACGTGCCATAATCGGCCATGTATTTCTTTTGGCCACAAATAGCAATAACACCCGCCATTGAATAGGCCATACCATCAATATAAGTGTTGCAAGGTATAGCACTGTTAAGAATAGCACTAACAATTGAAAGACCATCGGCAACACTTCCACCGATCGAATTGATGCGTATGTTAATGCACTTTACTTGGTCGGAATAGTTATCGTTTATGTATTGAATATCCTCCGCAATCCAAGAACCATTGATGCCCATATCCATACCGTCAATATTGCCAATGTGCTTATAAATAAGCATTGTGGCTGTATCATTCGATATGTTTGTGATTTTCATTGTACAAAAATGGTAACATATTATGTCATCAATTCAAATAAGTTACTAATTTTGTGGTGTTTAGTAACTAATATTTTAAAATGGCTAATCCAAAAAACGATATTGCAGAGAAAAAACAAGCCACGAAAGCACGCGTCACAGCGCACTTAACGGGCGAATTAAAAAAGAAATTCTTTGATGAAGTCGAAAGGACTGGCACTAAAGAATCTTATTTGCTCAAAGAAATATTATCTGAACATTACGGTAAGAATAGGTTTTAAGCCAATTCAAATGTTATCTGCCCTTTGATGTCTAACAAGTTGGTATATGCAGCCCATTGGTCTAATGGAACAAGCCTTAAACGAAATGTAGATGTGCCTGCAAGTGCTGTGATGACAAACAATTCATCAAATCCACTTCCATTTGTTGCAAATGCTGTTGCAAATACGTTTTGTTTTATCAACGGCAAACCTGATGTAATGCCTAATGTTAGCGTGTCATTTACTCCCGCAGTTGTGGTGTTATCAATCTCAAAAAATAATGTTGCCTTTTTACCCTCAATCAATAGTTTTAACGATACTGAACCAGTGCCGATTGTCCACGCGGCTAAATTGCCTGCAAGTGTGTATGAAACTATGTCATCAAACGAATTTCTAAACATTAAAGAAGTATAGTTTAAGCTACCGCTTCCACTTGCACCACTTGACCAAACTATCTTACGAATTTCGTGAACACTGTTTAATGTCGAATCCGAAAATTCAACTGGATCAGCATCGGCTGCCGTTAAATATGTTGTGGTTACTGTGCCTACTAATACATTACTACCACTCACAACAACAGTTTGCGCATCGGTTCTAAACACTTCGCCATAGCTTGTCAACATCAATGCACCTGCGCTAATGATGTATGTGCTGCCTGAACCTGTGTTTTCTAAACCATATAATGCTTTCGGTTGTGTTGATGCTCTGTCACC